TATTAGTGTAGTACTAGTGGTTCATCAAAACTGCAACAAATGGGGTAAGGGGAGGGAGAGAGCTTCATCCAAGGACTTGGAGGGGAATGGCTGAAATCTGCGGTTTAACCTTAAGAAAGGTTACACACCATTTTTCAACCTTATTAACTGTAGGGTTAATATTAACTAAAACATAGGTAAGTACCTATGAAGTTTTTGCATAACCATAGCAAGAGCTATGAAGTCTTGACAAGTCTATGACTTGAAAGTGCGACCCCACCCAAAGAAACTGCGCGTGTGTGCGCAATATATATATGCCCCTGACACATGTAGACCAAAAATAAAAGGGGGTACCTCATCACTCATAGGGAACACCCCCTTATGTTTAAATACGTGTATACCCACCCCCACAATATAAACTAAAAGTAGTATGGGTACCTCATCAATGACTAACCAATGTCCACTCTTAAGAACTGTTCTTAATAACTCTTCGCGTACCCCAGTAGAGACTGCTATAAGGGTCTGTACCTAAGAGGGGTGAAGGGTGTTCACTCACCAGGGGCTTCTAACTGGTCCAGACTGTTAACACTTTACGTACCCCTATATAGTCTCTATAGAGTCCCTATAGAGACTTTAGTACTATCTATTATACTATCTTCTAAACTTACTATTATACTTACTATTATACTTACTTCTTTACAGACCTCTATAGGGTCTTTATAGAGTCTCTATATAGTCCCTATAGGAGATATGCCTAGCCTATCACATTTTGAAAAGCTACACAAGAGGCTCTTCAGGTGTCCCCACTTACTTTTCTGTTGTGTCTCTTCTTTAGGGGTGGTTGGTGTGATATACTTAGTCTCGGAAACGGGACCATTAGAAAAAGAGAATAAAAGAAATTGGTTAACCCAACAATTAGAAGCAGTCGGCAGCTTAGTGTCCCCCTTGAAGAGGACATCGCCATCAACATCCTCTTAGCCCTGAGAAAGAACCTAAGAGAGCTTGTAGCACAGAGTGCCAACACTGACTTCCTAACCTTCATACGTAAAGTAGCTCCCACTCTAGTCTCTGACTTTAAAATGGGTAAGCACATTGAATACATTGCTGACAAGTTCCAGAAGGTAGAGTCTGGAGAGATTAAGCGGTTGATGGTGTTCCTTCCACCCCGTAGTTCAAAGTCAGTTATTGGGAGCAAGCTGTTCCCTGCTTGGTACATTGGGAAACACCCAACCCAGGAAATCATGTCCATCTCCCACAGTGACCAGCTAGCATCTGATTTCGGACGCTCTGTGCGTGACATTGTATCAATGGACGAATACCAAGGAATGTTCCCTGGTGTCCTTCTACGTCAAGACGTAAGAGCAGCAGGGAAATGGAAGACCAACAAGCAGGGGTCTTACTATGCTGCTGGTGTTAGATCGCAGATCGCAGGGCGTGGTGCTCACATCGCTATCTTGGACGATGCAATGTCTGAAGAAGACGCTATCAGCCCTACTGGTAGAAAGTATATCAAGGAGTGGTGGCCAAGTGGACTCAGAACTCGGCTTATGCCTAACGGCGCTATCATTATTATTAACACTCGTTATCATTATGACGATCTATGTGGTTGGTTACTGAAGCAAGAATCCAAGATGGACTTAAGGAAGTCTGACAGGTGGCACGTTATCTCCATCCCAGCTTGGCTGGATGAGAAAGCCGCTGCTCTCTTAGGCTTGGAACAGGGTACTAGCTACTTCCCTGAGTGGAAGTCCGATGCCGTCCTAAAGCTGGACGAACTGGAAATACGTTCCACCAACGGAGGGAAGTACTGGGAGTCTCTGTACATGCAGAACCCCACCCCAGACGAAGGTGGCTTGATTAAGAAGTCCTGGATCAAGTGGTGGGAGTACGACGAACCACCATCCTGTGACTTCATTATTCAGACCTACGATACAGCATTCTCAACCAAGACTACAGCCGATTTCTCTGTAGTACAGACCTGGGGAATCTTTACCCATAAGGACCAGCAGGAAGGGGGCCAAGAGAGCTACAGCAGCCATCTAATCCTCCTGGGGAGCATACGTGGACGGTATGAGTACCCAGAGCTACGAAGGATAGCTCAGGAGCAGTACAAGAAGCACAGGCCAGATATTTGTATCGTAGAGAAGAAGGCCAGTGGTCAGTCTCTTATCCAGGACATGAGAAGGGCTGGCTTACCAGTCATGGAGTACAACCCGGATAGGGACAAGGTAAGCAGGGTGTACGCCTCTACTCCAATGTTTGAGTCTGGGAAAGTGTGGCTACCTAGGGGTAAGCAGTGGGCAGAGGAGTTACACGACGAACTAATAACCTTCCCATATGCTCCTCACGATGACCAAGTAGACACAACCACTATGGCTGTCCACTATGTTAGGGAAAGTTGGCGTCTTGTCCACAAAGAAGACCCTAACTGGGACGAAGAGAAAGAGAGCAAGCGCAGTAAGCGAATTGCGTATTGGCATGTTTAATGCTAGTATTTAACCTTAACCAATTCAGAAATATACAAGGCGCACTTAATGGCTGTTGAACGCAATCCATTTGATAAGATCAATCCTGCTCAGATAAACATTATGATGCCTGAAGAACCAGTCATGGACGAAAAGACTGGTCAAGAGACTTCAATGGAGTACGATCCAGCAGACGGTAGCATCACTGTAGAGTTTATCCCTCCAGAAGACGACAGGGACAAAGCTCAGATCGAAGAGACAGAGGAAGAGTTCTACCGCAACTTAGTGGAAGACCTGGATGATAAGGATTTATCTAGTATTGCATCCCAAGTCTATGATAACTTCACAGCAGATAAGGACTCCCGTAGTGAGTGGGAGTCCATGTTTGAAAGAGGCTTTGACCTCTTAGGTCTTAAGCTCAAAGAAACATCTGAGCCATTTGAGGGTGCCTGTACAGCGGTCCACCCAATCCTTATTGAATCTGCCGTAAAGTTCCAATCCAAGGCTATCCAAGAACTATTCCCACCTGCTGGTCCAGTCAAGACCCAGCTAATCGGTAATGCCACTGCTGAACGTATGCAGCAAGCTAACCGTGTCAAAGAGTTTATGAACTATCAGCTAACTGATTTGATTCCTGAATACTTTGACGAAATGGAACGTATGTTGTTCCACCTACCTCTTATTGGTTCAGCCTTTAAGAAGATTTACTTTGATGCTGGACTCAACCGTCCAGTAGCAGAGTTCGTACCTATCGACCAGTTCTATATCTCTTACTACGCCACTGACCTGCGTCGGGCAGACCGCTACACTCACTTGATTTATAGAAGTCCTAATGAACTCCAGCGTGACATTGCTGCGGGAATGTACGTTGCAGATGATCTTCCAGACGCAGGTGTCCCAACCATCACAAGCTTGGGCCAGAAGATCGACTCTATTTCTGGGCTATCACAGTCTTCTCAACAAGACCCCCAGTACGTTCTTCTAGAGCAGCATTGCTACCTAGACCTCCCAGAACGTTTCAGTGACGATAGTGGTCTGTCCCTCCCTTACATTGTTACATTGGAAGAGAAGTCACGTAAGATACTCTCTATCCGTCGTAACTACGACAAAGAAGACAAGCGCCGTGAGAAGAAAATCTTCTTCACTCACTACCGATTTGTCCCAGGCTTCGGCTTCTACGGCTTAGGTCTTATCCACTTCCTTGGTAACCTTACCATGACAGCCACAGCAGCTATGCGTAGCTTGGTTGACGCCGGACAGTTTGCCAACCTCCCAGGTGGCTTCAAGGCCAAAGGTGTACGCATCGTTGGTGACAATGATCCAATTGCACCAGGAGAATGGAAAGAGGTTGAGTCTGTAGGCAACGACCTATCCAAGATGATTATCCCCCTTCCTTACAAGGAACCATCACAGACCCTGTTCCAGATGCTTGGGTTCATTAGGGACACAGCACAGCACTTTGCTGACAGCACCGAGCAGGTCATTGCTGATGCAGCCAACTACGGTCCAGTTGGTACCACTATGGCTCTCCTGGAAGCATCTAGTAAATTCTTCTCTGCTATTCACAAGCGTCTGCACCATGCACAGAAGGAAGAGTTTAAGCTCCTT